CGTTTGAATACCTTGGTTTTGGTCCAGGTAACTACTCAACTGGTTTCCCTGCAAGACAGGAAGTACTACTAAGTTCTATTCAAGACTTCTATGCTCAGTCTAAGAAGCAAGATGGTGGTCTAGTATTCTACACTGGTCTTAACTCTAATGGTGACCTATACATTGGTAACCGTAAGATTGATGCTATCACTGGTGAGGAAGAGTTCCTAGAGAAGGCATCACTTCAGGATTCTGCTGATGAGGATGATGCAATCGGTAATCTTGTTACCACATTTGATACTCCTGTTACATTTAACGAGTATATCACAGTTAATGGTGGTGAGAATCAAGATAAGACAAGTACATTTAATTCACCTGTAACTATTAATGTTCCTCCAACAACTAGAGATCTTACTCTTGGTCTTGCTAATGTTGGAGTTCTATCTTCATTGAAGGTTGTATCAAGAGTAGAACCTACTAAGGATGATGCAACTCTTGATACTACTAGTCAACAGAAGAATCGTGATACACTTGGCAATATTATAATTGCTGGTAACAAGATTTCTGCTAGTGTCTTCCAGTGGAACCAACGTGGTTCAAATGGTGGTGGACAAGGATACAAGATCCAGACACATGTTGCTGGAACAGGTAACTTAGCATCTAACATAACTCCTGATCAAGGTGCTACTTATAGTGCTCTTCAGGTTGTTAATTACGGTGGTGCTGGTGGACCTAAGAGTGGTGATATGCTACTTAAAGGTGCATTTGTTGGTGCAAGTGGTTCACTTGGTTGGATTCTATCTAATGATTATAAGACTGCAACCAGTCAAATTCAAAGTCTAACATTTAATAATAGTACTTTAGTAACTATTACATGGAAGTCTGGTATTACTAATGCTACAGCCGTTACTGGTGGTGTAGAATCTGGTATGGAAATTAGAATCGCTGGATACAGTGATCCTAAGGTTAATGGTACTTGGATTGTTAATACTGGGTTAGTTAGCGGTGCTAATACACTCACATTTAATATTCTTGATATCATTGCCAGTGGTACTACTTTATGGTCTACACAGACAAATGCAACATTAGATGTTGCTGCTTCTTCTTGGAAGGAGTGGGGTGTACTTGGTTCTCAGACAATAAGAACAGATACACAAACAATTGGTCAGTTCAAGTTAGGTGTTAACACTGTTGCTCGTGCTGCTCATGCTGATTATGAGACTGGATTTGTATCTGATGCAACTGATCCTCGTGCTAGCTTAGATGTTGTTGGTAATGCATGGATTCTTGGTTATACTGTTGCAGACTTCGCTGCTCATACAACATTAGCAGCAAGAAGTCTATCACCACAAGATCAAGCGTTTGTTGTTGGTGGTACTTTCAGTAACCAAGGTAACGAGGCTGCTGTATTCAGAGTATCTACTACATCCGCAGGTTCTGCTGCTGGTAGAATTGGTATTAACTTAACCAATGATGAGCAGAACACACCATCAAGTGCTTACTACAAGGCATTGGGTGTTAAGGGTCAAAGTTACTTTAGTGATAATGCTACATTCGCTAAGGATATAGCAGTTAATGGTGGTGGTGCTGGTAGTTCTAATACTGCTGATATTACAACTACTATTACTAGTGGAGCATTTAATCTTGCAATGGATACAGGCTTTGTAGGTCTGACATCTGGCACACGTCCTACTAATGGACTTAAGATTGGTGGATCAGTAAGAAATATTGAGATTGGTAATGTAGCAACTGCTTCTCAGAATATCAAGATTGGTAATACCAGTACTGATAGTATCATCACAATTGGTGATAGTGTTGATGGTTCTAATGCTAACAAGTCTAAGATGACACTTGGTGGTGCATTCGCAAGCACTGAGTCTGATTCATTCGTTAACATTGCTGCTAAGTCATTCAAGATGGATGGTGATGCAGTACTTGGTCTTAGAAGAGGATTAACTGATACTACTAAGTTGGAGTCTCCTTCTGGTACTGTTGAGTTCTTCTCTGGTAATAGTGCAACAAGTATACTTAAGTTTGCTGAAAATGCTTCTGAGGTTACAATTGCTGGTCAGGGTGGTACAACCAAGGTTAGAAACAATCTAATCGTTGATGGTACGTCAAGATTTAATTCTGACATGACTCTTTGTGGTGGTTATGCTTCTTACTCCTTCGTTGGATTAAGAGCATCTGCTGGAACTGCAATTGAATCTCATACAAGTGGTATTCTTGGCAACAATCTCTTTAATAAGAATGTTGATCTTATCACTGTATATGCTGCTGCATCTTCAGTTGGTGATGGTACTTACAACGCAGTTGATACTGCTGGTACTGGTAATTGGGGTGGATCAACCTTCCAGACAGAACCAGCTGGTACAGGTTGGGGAACTCTAACTGGTGATCAATACTACTTACCATTAAAGAGAAAGCCTGTTGATGCACAAGGTAGTCTATATTATTCTGAGGGTGATATCCTTTTGATTGATAGTGTTGAGACTGGTACTGGACATGCTGAATTTGTTAAGATTGTTACTGGTGGACTTAAGAGTGTTAATACTGCACCATACTGGATTGTAGTTGAAAGAAAGCCATTCTTTACTGGTCAGACTACAAAGGATAATCATCTTGATACAACTGCAATCTTCAAGTGTAATGTACAGTATGATTCTACATGGATCACTGCTAATATTGATGATACAGGTACAGAAGATAATGTTTACCTAGCAACATTTGGTGGTAGTTTATCAGGTAAAACACAGAGACAAACTTCAGGTGATCCTGCTTTTGTTAGTGCTACTGCTCCAGGTGACTATGTAATCATCTCACGTAGAGATACATCTACTCCTGCCGATGGAATCTTTGATGATGGTGAAATTTTTGAACTTAAGAGTGCATTAACTCAAGTTGCTAAGTCCTTCAAGGTTAAGAATGGTTGTGATACTAGTAATCCAATTACTGTATTTGAAATCAATTCCGTAACTGGTGATGTTACTATTAATAATAACTCAACTACTGTTAATGGTACATTGAATTTGATCGGTGCTTGTGGTGGCACAGCAGGTATATATCCAAGTCCTGATCCAACAACAGATGATCACTTTACACTCAAGAATGGTCTTGGTGTAGTATATGATGTTAACCTCTGTAATGGTGATACCTTAGTTGGTAGTACTCAAGGACAGGTCTTTGCAATTTCTGATGCTTGGGGTTCTGCATCTTATGCACACCCAATAACCAGTGTAGTTCAGACCTACAGATATGATAAGTGGACATTACAATCTGATGGACCAATAACAACTGCATCTGCTGCATTTACAAACAACGATACTCAGATTCCTATTGCTGGTAACAATGCTGCATTTAGTGTTGGTGATCTTATAATGATTCAGAATGGTAATACTGAAATGGAAATCGTTCAGTTAACATCTGCTGCTACTCAAACAAGTGGACAGTGGTACTTGAATTGTGCAAGTAATTCAGCACATCCTGGTGGTGGTAGAGGATCTGAAGGAACTGCTGTTAAGAACCAGTGGGCATCAGGTGTTCAAATCAGAAAGATTAAGAAGTATGTTAATACTACTACACTTTCTGAGGTGATAGATAGAACTCAGGTTCCATCTCCAAATACTGATCCTAATAAGATTATAGTTAAGTTAATGAACTCTGATCTGATTGCAGATAAATTGGATACAGATCATTTCTTCAAGATCACAACTGGTGCTAATATTGAATGGTTCCAAGCAGATAGTATTGATGGTACTACTGCATCTGATGGTACTAAGTATGCTAAGTCAGTTGTAACTAGCACAAATCCTGATGGTACTGTTAATAGAACTAAGTTCTTTGGTGGTGGTGCATTAACAGTTCATGATGACTTTGAATTATACAGTGGAAACTTCAGAATGTATGGTTCTGATGGTCAGACACTTCTGTTCAACGTTGCTAACGATGATAATCACCCTGCTGACCCTGCAAGTATTGACGAGAAGACAGGTACAAATGGTATCTTCTTCAATGGTCAAATGAAACTTCGTGGTGATTTATTCATCACTGAAGAATCTTGTGAATCAAATGGAACTTGTTCACTTGCTACTAACTTTAAGGTAGAATCTAGTACTGGTGATCTATCAGTTGGTGCTGTTCCTTCAATACAGACTCCATTATACATTAAAGGTAGGATTGACCAATCAGATACTGGTTCATCATCACAACCAGTATTACATGTTGATAACTTGGGTGGTGCTGGTGCTAATGGAACTGTTGGTCCTAAAGACTTCTTGATTTATCAGGATGGTTCTATTGATGCATTTGGTATTAATAGATACTGGACAAGAAATGGTGGACGCAGATATACATATGTTGAGCAATCAGCAACAGGTATTGGTCAGACACAGGCAAATCCATTACAACCAAATAATAATTATCTCTTGAATAATCCTACAGGAACTAATATGGTTGTTTACCTACCAGCAACTGCTGAAACAGGTGATGTTATCAGGTTTGTTGAGGTTGCTGGTACTGCTACTTACAACACAAGTATCGTTATAAGAGCACTTAAGGTTAATAACCTAGCAGTTGCTGTTCAGGGTGATACGACTGGTAGTAAGATTCAGGCAGGTGCTGGTCAATTGACTACTGCTTGGGATAGTGGTGAAATGATTGTTCAGACAAGAAATGCATCATTCGGATTAATTTACGTAGGTGCAACAGATGCAGCAGGAGATCCTAATGCATCATCAATTCCAAATAACCTTCGTGGTTGGTGGTTAGCAGAGCTCTAATATGGCACAATACTACAATTCTATCAAAACGATGAAGACCGCCCGTATCGGGACAATACTCCCGTGGGGTGGTGATGGTAGCGAGGGATTCACAGCATCAAATATTCCTAAGGGATGGGCAGTTTGTGATGGGCAAGAAGCTGATGCTAATGAGTATCCGTTGCTATTTTCTGAGATTGGTAACACTTATGGTGGTACTGGTTCAGGAGATTTTCCTAATTATACAGGTATATTTTTCTTTCCTAAGTTAACTAATAGATGTATGATGGATCTGGAGTCATCATATCTTGATGATCCCAAATATCAGTATGGTCAAGGGAGTGTTAAAGATGTTGTTGTAGATGCTGTAGGAACTAAATTTGGTGATTATATAGATGGTTTTGGAACAACTAAAGTAATTAAAACTAGTTGGTCTGCTAATGCTGATATTGATTTTAGTTTATCTGATCCTAATTTGAAGTTATCTGGTAAGATTACCAATATGAAGATCACTGATCCTGATTTCAGTGCAACTATAACAACATTAAATAGAAAATTGGGTATTAATCATACTCCAGGTCATAGTCATCCAGGAAGCATTCCTTCTGCTACTAGTAGTTTCTTTGGACCACAGGTGTGGAGACCAGCAACTATGACTGTATCTGGTAGCACAGATCATCCTTTATGTTCTATTGTTAAGTCAACTCAATTCCAATGTGATTTAAATCCTTCAATTGATCAAGCACCCGATTGGGCTAATGGCAGAACATTAACAGCTTATTATGGTAGTGATCAATACGAACAGACATTACCAACAGCAGATAAATTTCATGACTTTGTAAGTGATGCTGGTAAAGATTACTGGTCACAAGTTCCTGCACCTGACTGGCATAATGGTACACCAACAAGGAATAGTCCTCAAGCAACAACTCAAACTGTTGATTTTCTTAGTACTGGTACTTTTACTAATAACTTTACATATGATCCAGTTAAGACTCATTCTGAACCTGCATGGGCTGGTTTATTTCCTAGACCACTTATATTTGGTAATAGAAGAAATTATTACGGACATAGTAAAGGAACCTTCAACAACTTAGAAGATAGTCCAGAGGATCCATCTGATTATTTCACTGTTAATAGTGTTCAGGTTGGTATTGCTACTACTGAGATCTCATTGCCAGCAGGAACAGACATTAGAAGTTCACATGGTACTGCACCAGATAACTGGTATCAATATGATAAAATACATCCTTGGATGCTGGTAGATGGTGATTGTTTTGCAAAAGGAACTTATATTACTGAGATTACAAGAACTGGTAGTGGTGATACTGATTTTGTTTATCTTATTAAATTGAGTGCTCAAACTATTAATACTGCTGCTGGTCAATTTAATACAACTTTTAGAGAAGGAACATATGGTAGTTCTATGAGTACTTTTGGAGATAATAATCCAAATAGTTCTGCTTTCACATCACATGGTCATGGAACTTTTGATATTCAAATGGGAAGAGGATCTTTAAATCCACCATCAACATATCCATTGAATGATATAAGTATTGGTTCTGTTTATCCAGAAAGTCTTAATGATGCTCTAAATATTATTGTTGATACAATACAACCAGCTATGGTAGTAGTTTATCTTATTAAGGCATACTAATGGCAAAGTTATACTCAAGCGAGAGATCAAAGTATGGTAATTTGACAGGTCAAATAATTACTTGGCCAACTCAAATAAACCCTGATATTAATGCTTCTACAAACAGAGAGATTTTACCATCTGGTTACTTGAGATGTGATGGTGAAATTTATAATGTAATTGATTATCCTGCACTTGCTGCTATATGTGGTGTGGGACTAACTGGTAAGTTTGTTAGAAAAAATATTGCTGGAGATCCATTACAATCATTAACTGATGAACAATTTGTAGTACCTGATCTTAGTTCTAAGTATCCACTACCAACACCAGGTGCTGATGCTGGTATCTATAAAAATATTCGTGAGACAACTGCTGTTGGTAATGAAGTAAGTCGTTCTGGTATTGGTATTGAAGCAACATCAACTCTTGGAACAACTATTAGTGTAACATACTCTGGTACATTTACTGTACCTACTCAAGTTATTAACCTTAAAGGAAGACCATCATGGACATGGGGAACTACTGCTGGTAAACGAACAGAAACTGAAGCTGTTGACATTTCAGCAATTGCAGGTCACATGCATTTTGGTAGCCATAGAAGGGCAAGAATTAAATCAACAAATGAAATTGATGTTTCATCACCAGCAACAATAAAGGATCCAGCAGCTGCTGGTTTAGTTTCTTATTGGAATGCTAGTACAATACCAATTCAAGATTGGATGAATAATACTGTTGCTTCTGGTACTGCTGGTACTCCACCTGCATTTCCAGGTAATAATCAACCAGCATGTAGAGCGTTTGCATCTAATGCTGCAACTGGTGATTATCAATTTGGTTCGTTTGCTGGAACTTGGGATCCTACTGCTTATGGAGGTGCTTGTTGGAACAATGGTGCTACACTATCAATTTCTGATTGGAGGACTAGATGTTTATTAAATGTGGGATGGACAAATTATCCTTTAAATCCATCTAATTATCAAGTAGCACCAGGTGTTCAACCTAACTATATTTCTGCTACAAGGGATATCCTTTTTGGAATATGTGTTCTAGATGCTCAAGGAAATTCTACACAAAATAAGGATGTTAATGCAACATACACTGCTACTTCTGCTAATGTTCCTCTTGACTGGAAATCAGGAACTCTTCATGATGTAGTACCGTTCAATAGTAATCTAAATACAGATGGTAGTAGAATATATGCAGACTTATTCAATCAAGTTACTGAATCAGTTGATTTAGTTCAAGCAACTGATCCTACTCTACACTTTCATAAAGTTGATTTGAATAGAGGAACTCATAGTTTTAAATTGGTTACTGATGCCGTTGAACTAAGTCCAGAGAATTTAAAGACTACATTAAATTTGAGTGTTGATGATGCAGTGTCTATTGATAGTGTAGTTTCTCCATTTATAGTTTTAGAATATCTAATAAAGATTTGATCCATGACAGTAGCACCAAATCCTGCATACAGGAATATTAGACAGAATTATTATACAGATAAGGCATCTGATACTACTGAAGTTGGTACTATCATCACTACTATGAAAGCAGTGGATGATGTACATGATAATTCAAAAGTACCAACACCACCAACTTATGATTTTGGTACAGGGCAGATTACTAGAGAAACTACTGGTAATGCTCAGACAGCAATTAATCCAGATTATCAATATCCTGGGTACATATATTGTGATGGATCAGAGTATAAGATAGAAGATTATCCAGCATTATATAAGATAATAGGTAATGATTATGGTGGAACATCAAGACCAGGACTGGAATTAGTTAATGGTGGTACTGGTTATCCAGTAACACCAGGTACTGTTACAATCACATTTTCTGCACCAACAGGCAGTGCTACTGATAATGAAACTATTGAGGCAACATTAGTTATTAATGCTAGTGGTGTTATTACTGATGTAGTTACAACTAAACTAGGTAAGAATTATACTAGTGATCCCACATACACTTTAACTGGTGCAGGTACTGGTAGTGGGTTACAGTTAAAGTTTAATTTTAATCCTGTTGGAAAGTTAGAAGATATTAAACCGACAAATGTATTCAGTTATCTTGGTGAGCACTTAGGTACTAATGCAAAAACTCTTGGGACATTTATGGTTCCTGATTTAAAAGCGAAGAAGATTCTTGGATATGGTACTGTATATGGTACTGGATCTCCTACTGCTGGATTGTTAACTCTTGGTGCAGGAGCATCAAATGGTGTTGCGAAAACAGGTGGTAAATGGTTATTTGATAAGACATCACAGGCAGGATATTTTTCTCTTGGTACTATATCAACTGTTGATTATGATAAAGTAACAGATAGTATGGGAACCTCTATTGCTGGAACCCAGACAGTCAAGGTTACCATGCAAAATAAGAGATTGCAAGGTGTCCCTCAACACAATCATTACGTTTATCATACTACTGCTACTACTAATAGTGTAATTGGTTCTGGATTCTCTGGTGATAGATATCTATCAAAATATGAGAATGGCAATTCAAGATTGTATCAGTTTTTTCCTATTGGTGGTATTGCATATGAACATAAACATGCTCTATTAAAACAACCATTAACAGGTGCAGGTGATGTAGCAACATATGATATACTGGATTTTTGGCCAGGTGCAGAAGGAACAGGTTCATATAAATCCAATACACCAACAATACCTGCAAGAACTGTTACAGGTAGTGATTCTGGTGTCAATATAGCAGCGAATACAATATCAATAAACACACATGGATTTAGTACTGGTGATGAAGTAACCTACTCTGTGGGAAATGTAGTTAGAGAAGTAACCATATCAGACATTAGTACTGGTTCTGATACAATTACTGTTAATAGTCATGCATGGAATACAGGTGATCAAACAACGTATGGAAAAGGTATTATAACACTTACATTAACATCTAGTGCTAGTACTGTCAATGTATCAAATGACCGTTTGACAATTACTGCTCATGGAATGTCAACTGGTACTGCCTTGAAGTATACCGCAACTGGTGGTACTGCTATAGGTGGAATATC